GCTAGAAACTAGGCCATGACCACCCCGCACCAAAAGCCGGCGAAAGCCGCTCGATCCCGAACAAAGCCGAAAGAATTCGTTAAAAAACCGACGTTTCCCGAGCATTTCCACACGAATCGAGAAGCCGTCGAAATGACGATCGAGATACTTTTCGGCCTTGGTCGCCTCGAAAGGATCGACTCCGCGACGGTGACGATGGCGCGGTTACTGGCTACGGCAGTCGACGAGAACCCGAAATCGCAAGGACTCTGGAAGCAGTACCGGGAAGCGATCCATCAACTAAGAGCGATAGGGGATTCCGACGATGCAGACTTCGCCGCATACATGGAACAACTCGACGCCGCGTTACGCAACGATCCGCCGGCCTTCTAGGTCGACGCGCGGGGCCGAGGTTACGGCTATTGCTCAGCATCTCGGGCTCCCGCTCATGCCGTGGCAGAGAACGGTCGTCGACGTCGCGCTCGAATTCGAGGGAAAGAACCCTGCCTACCGAGAAGTCGCGCTCACTATTCCGCGCCAGAGCGGTAAAACGTCCCTCACGTTGGCGCTCGTACTGCATCGTGCGCTCCGATGGGGCCGCCCTCAGAGAATCGCCTACACCGCACAAACGGGCCACGACGCCCGCCAGAAACTCCTAGACGACTGGGTACCGCTTCTCGAGCGCTCACCGTTCGAGCCGCTCATCGACCGCGTCTACCGGGCAAACGGAGACGAGGCGATCATCTTCAGGAACGGATCACGAATCGAAGTCCTAAGAAACTCGATCTCGGCAGGACACGGAAAAACACTCGACCTCGCCATCATCGACGAAGCATTCGCCGACGAAGACGACGTCCGAGAGCAAGCCCTACTCCCAACCATGGCAACGAAACCCGACGCCCAACTCCTCGTCGTATCAACCGCCGGCACCGACCGATCCCTCTACCTCAAACGAAAAGTCGACCAAGGCCGCGCCGCAGTAGAAGCAAACTCCGATCGAGGGACCGCATACTTCGAGTGGGCCGCCAACCAAGACGACGACCCGCACGACCGCGAAGTCTGGGCGCGATGTATGCCCGCTCTCGGCCTCACGATCCAAGAGAGTGCAGTAGAACACGCCCTCGCCTCGATGACGATAAACGAATTCCGCCGCTCGTATCTCAACGTCTGGTCGAGCGTCTCCGAACAGATGATCCCGCCGAAAGTGTGGGCGGCGTGTTGCCACGCGAAAGTAGCGCCCGCCGGACAGATGACGTTCGCCGTCGACGTCGCGCTCGACCGTTCGTCCGCCTCAATCGCCGTAGCAGACAAAGACGGAAACGTCGAACTCATCGAGAACCGAGAAGGCGTCTCATGGGTACAGAACCGCGCCCTCGACCTCCATCGCCGTTGGAAAGGCCCGATCGTCGTCGACGGATACGGCCCATCAGGAAGCCTCGTAGAACCACTACGCCAAGTAGCCGTCCCCGTAGTCACCTACAAGACGGCAGACGTAACCGCCGCCTGCGCGCTCTTCTACGACGCCGTTCTCGACAAACGACTAAAAGCAAAAACCGACGAGCGGCTAGACCAAGCCATAAACGCCGCCATGCGCCGAAACGTCGGACAGACTTGGCTCTTCCAACGGAACACCGCTAACGCCGACATAACTCCTCTGTACGCGTCGCTCCTAGCATGGCATCACGCGACGCACCGCTCGACGAGCGATAAACCACGCTCGCGAATCTATTAGGATAAGGAAACGATGGGCCTCCTCCGACGCATACTCGACACGATCTCGCTCGACACGCGAAACACGACTTTTACTAGCACATACCCAAACGTCTACGTCGACGCCGCCGGACGAATGACGACACACTTCGCAGACGTAAACGCCGGCGTCTGGGTAGACACCGCGACCACTCTCTCCGTCCCCGGAATCTGGCGAGGCGTTACGCTCATCGCCGACGCGATCGGTGGACTACCGCTCCACGCTTACCGCTCGGAAGAATACGTCGACCCTCAGCCGAACATCCTTACGCGACCGGTAGCGACAGAGACACGCATCGAAACTATTTCGAGCATGGTCGCCGCGCTCCTCATCCACGGAAACTACGTCGCGATCTTGGGCGCACCCGGCTCGAGCGGCTATCCCGACTCGTTCTATCCCGTCGACCCCGCGAAAGTAGGAGTACGACGCGAAGACGGCGCAATCATCTATCGAATTAACAACATCGACTACGACTCGTCCGAAGTAATGCACATTAAAGGATTCTCGCTCCCCGGCGAACTCGTCGGATACGGAATCCTCTCCGCGCAACGTCAAGCGATCGGCGGAGCCATCGCAACCCAGACCTACAGTCAGCGCTACTTTAACGGCGGAGCAGTACCGCCCGTCTATCTCGAATCAGATAACCCAGACCTTACACAAGACGAAGCCTCAGCGCTAAAAGCCGCATGGCTCCAAAGTTACGGCGGCATCAACATGAGCCCGCCCGTCTTTAACTCTTCGACACGACCGAAGACGCTCGCGATTACGCCGCGCGATTCACAGTTGCTCGAGGCCCGTCAGTATTCGCTCACCGAGATCGCGAACATGATCGGCCTCCCCGCTTACTACCTCGGCGCTCCGAACTCGAGCCGCACCTACTCGAACGTCTCCGAGGAAAATCTCCAACTCGTCCGATGGTCGCTTATGCCATGGATTAGCCGCATCGAGCAGAAGTTAACGGACTACATTCCGCGCGGACAGATCGCGAAATTTAACATTGACGCGCTCCTCCGCCCAGACACAAAGACCCGCTACGAAGCCCACGCGATCGCCATCGATAAGGGATTCCTCACGATTAACGAAGTCCGCGAACTCGAAAACCGCGAACCACTCGAAGAGAACCCAAAATACGAACCCGTTCCCGCCGAGATCGTGAACGACCCGACGCAGGAAATGGAAGAACCCGACAACATGGAAGACGTCGAAGATGAGACCCTAGACTCGGAGTCCGAGAATGATTGAGAACCGCTCCTACGAACTAGACCTCGAAGTCCGCGCCGAAGGCGACGGTCGGACCATCTGCGGAATCTGTGTCCCGTACAACGTCGAGCAACGCATCCACGCAGGACTTACCGAAGTATTCCTCCCCGGAGCATTCGACGCCGTAACCCGCGCCGCGCACCGCGTCAAGTTGCTCATGGGCCACGACTCGAAAGGCCTTCCGCTCGGACGCGCGACCACGCTCCGCGAAGACGCCAACGGCCTCTACGGAGAGTTCCGCGTATCGAAGACCGACATCGGAGACCAAGCCCTCGAACTCGTCCGCGACGGCGTACTCACGAACCTTTCTGTCGGATTCCAACCACTTAAGGACAACCGTCGCCGCGACGGAATCGTCGAGCGCGTAAAGGCTCACCTCGCCGAAGTGTCCCTCGTCACGTTCGGCGCATACGGCGAGAAGGCCGCAGTCGCCGCCGTTCGTACTGTGATCGAGAAACCGAATCTCGCGCAACTCGAGAACGTCCTAGCAAAGATTCGCAAATGATCTCTAAGAACTACGACCTCACCGCGACTCGCTCGCTCATCCTGCCGGCGGACGACATCGCCCGTACGGTCTACGTTCAGATCGTCGGAAACCAAACGATCTACGTCGGCGGAAACGACGTCACCTCATCAAACGGTCTCCCATACGCGAAGCATTCTTCGCCCCACACCGTATTCGTCCCGCAAGGCCAGACGATCTACGGCGTGTGCGCGGACGGCGTGAACGAATCGGTTCGCGTACTGACGCCCGACCTCGACTAGCCGCGATGCCGTGGCACATCGAAACCGCTAACGCGGAATGTCGCTCCGGCTACGCAGTAGTCAAAGACTCAGACGGAACCGTAGAAGGATGCCACCGCACCCGACGCGAAGCACTAGCACAACTCGCCGCCCTCAACATCGCCGAATCTGAGCGCATCGAAGAACCCGTCGAAGAAACCCGCCAAGAGTCCTACACGCCGACCGACGCCATGGTCTCCGAGGCTCGACGCGGCCTCGAATGGCGACAGACTTTCGGCAGAGGCGGAACCGAAATCGGACTCGCCCGCGCCCGAGACATCATCAACCGACGCGGCCTCTCCTACGACACAGTCGTCCGAATGCGCTCCTACTTCGCCCGCCACGAAATCGACAAACAAGGCGAAGGATTCTCTAGAGGCGAACCCGGATACCCTTCGGCGGGCCGCATCGCGTGGGCGCTATGGGGCGGAGACGCAGGCAAAACATGGGCGGAAGGAATAATCCGTGAGCGCA